GAAGGTGTTTCTGGATATAATTATTTTCGTATAACAGAAGGAGAAAGACCTGATGTTGTCGCGACTAAACTCTATGGAGATTCAACTCTATATTGGACATTCTTTTTAGTTAATGAAAATTTACAAGATTTTAATGATTGGCCAAAATCAAATCAACTACTTGAAAAATATATTGATCGAAAATATTCAGGTAAATGTTTAGTGGCAAGTTCAAGTACAGATATAGTTTCATCAACTTCAAAGTTTAAACTAGGTGAAAAAGTTTCACAATCATCATCAGCTGCTTATGGGTTTGTAACTCATATTAATCCAACACATAATAGAATAACATTAAATAGTATTAATGGAACATTTACGACAGGTACGGTATTAGGAGCTGAGTCTGGAAAGAGTTTTACTGTGACGGCTGTTAAGAATGAAAGAGACGCTGTTAATCATTATACAGATTCTAATGAATTAAGAACTACGGTGTCAACTGGTAATTCAGTTGTTACAAACGAAACTTATGAAAGAACACTCAATGAAGAAAAATTTATGATAAGATATATTGAACCAAAATATATAGGTAGAATTGTAAAAGAATTTATTGATATAGTACGAGCGTAAATTATGGCCGATTCTTCAAATCCTAAGAGTTACAGTTTAGATATTTTAACCATTGTCAACAATGAAGGTGATAGTGCTGATGTAAAAAGTTTGATGGTAGAATGTAATATTTACGAATCTATCAGTAGAAGTTATTTATTAGGTGAAATTGTTTTAGGTGATTCAGTAAACTTCTTAGAAAACTATAAATTGTTTGGTCAAGAATCTATTAGAATAAAATTTAGTCAACCTTCAGGAAATCAAGACGAAACTCACCCTGACGATGGTATTGATCAACTATTTAGAATATATAAAGTAGAAGCCGTCACTAGAATTGACGCTTCAACTCAAGCCTATAAACTTCTTTTCTGTTCTCCAGAGATGTTGACTTCAAGAAGAAAAAGAATAAGTCAAGCTTTCCGTGGTTCAATGACAGACATAGCAGCCAAGATAGCCAAAGACCATTTAAACATTAGTAGTTCAGAGACAGGTAAACTTATACCTCATTTTGAAGTTAGAGAAGCGTCTCAAGGTGATAATTATCAAGTTGTTATTCCAAATTGGACAGTAGGTTATACAATGAATTGGTTATGTAAGAATGCTCAAGGTATAGATTCTACTAGTGGATTACAAGATTCATTCTTCTTCTATCAAACAGCTAATGGTGGATACAGGATTCAAGCGTTGTCAACAATGATGGACAGAGAATATGCTGGTGGTAGACCCTTTGTATATATTGAGGCCGGAGCCAATGACGGTAAAGATCAACCAGCAGATAAGACAGGTTCTGACGCTTCTGAAGTTGGAATGAGTAGAAGGATATTAGCATACAAGATTGACACACAAACAGATGTAATGAAAGGTGTTGTTGAAGGACTCTTTGCATCTAGACAAACAACAGTTAACAATACATATAAATTTTTTGTTGACAAAACATATAACTTCTTAGAAAAACATTTTAGTGGTGGGACTTCAGTATCTTGTCACCCATTTGTTCGGACATCACCTGAAATGACACATATAGGTGGTGAGTCTCATGACGGTGAAGATCCAGCGATTGAAGGAGTAACAGAGGATAAACCGATCGGTTCATATTCAGACGCGTATCATATCTTAACTAGTGACTCGTCTTTTAAGTTTGATGATATTAATGATATCCATCATGCTGATCACATGACACATTTAGGTTCTAGTCAATTTAGAACAGCCGCAAAACAATTATTAGAATATTATTCAATCAATGTCGTGTTATCTGCTAGAACAGATATCTCAGTTGGACAATTAATTAATTTAGACCTTCCTGCAGTAAGACCAGGAGAAGAACATCAAGAACCTGTATTTTTTAGTGGCAATCATCTAATTACAGAGATCATGTGGAACTTAACTCCAAAAGAATGTAATCTTAATATAAGATGCATGAAAGATTCTGTTAACGCAGATATTGAAACGACAAAGATAGAATACGGAGATACAGAAAAGTAATGACTCAATATCAAGGTAAAACAGGTTTCACTTGGTTCACAGGTGTAATCGAAGATAGAAATGATCCATTATTTTTAAATAGAGTTAGGGTCAGAATTTACGGTGCACATTCACACGATAAACAACTGATCGCTACACCTGATCTCCCATGGGCAGAAGTCATGATGCCGACAACATCACCATCTTTATCAGGACTTGGTACAACAACACATGGTCTTGTAGAAGGTTCTACTGTCATGGGGTTTTATCGAGATAACTTAAACATGCAAGATCCTGTAGTCATAGGATCATTCATTGGTATACCACAAGAATACTATAGAATAGATGAGAGTGTTGATGATGAGGGTACAAGAAATTTTCAACAGATAGTAAGATCAACAGAAGACGGATTCAATGATCCTCGAGTAGATACAAAAGATTCTTTTAAAGGTACACCTGATGGAGAATCACCTAAACATATTAATAGAAATTACGGATTAGATTTAGCGTTAGATAAATCTCCTAGACGAGATGGAGAGACTACAGGAGAAATATATCCTAGAAACTCATATATAAAAACTTCTGATGTTAATCTATTAGCTAGAGGTGATATATCATATCCTAGAATTGTCATTGAATCTGAAATGGGTCAAGGTCTTCAAGGTCTCGGAGAAGACTTAGGCCTAGTAGAAAAAATTCAAGAACCTAAAGAACTTTTGATGGGAGAAGGTGGTGCTGAAGAAGGTACAAGATCGGAGACAGGTAAAACAAACGGTATGAATAATATTGTTGGTCCAAGAGATGACACAACATATATAAATCCCACATATCCATTCAATCATGTACATGAAACAGAATCAGGTCATATAATTGAATTAGACGATACTCCAGACTTTGAAAGAATACATCTTTATCATAGATCAGGTACAAGAATTGAAATCGCCAATAAAGGAGATTATGTAGAAAAAGTTGTTAGAGACAAATACTCCGTAGTTGTTGGAAATGATTTTGTAACTATCACGGGAGATGTAGTTGTTAACATTGAGGGTAACGCTTATATGAATGTTACAGGAAATACAGAAACAACAGTCGGTGGAGATAGTAAAAGTGTAGTTGCAGGAAATTGTGAAAGTACAATCGGGGGTAATTTTGATGGTACTATTGTAGGTACTTCTGATCTTCTATCTCAAGGTAAGATAACAATTACAGGTAACAATCAAACAGAGATAATATCTGATACAACAATCACAGGTAAACTTCATGTAACAGAAGATGTCACAGCCGCCAAAAATATAGAGGCTCAAGGTGAGATTACAGATAGGGGCGCTACATTAGCTACTCACAAACACAAATATACAGGTCTAGCTGAAGGTGATGAAGGTGAAACAGAAGGTCCAGTTGAAAGTTTAGTAGAACGATTCTTAGACTGGTTAAATCCATTTGATTAAAAGACATAAATAGTAGTATGGCACAATTTAATAGTAAAAATAAATCAAGTAGAGTATCTCGAAGGTGGTTTACTGATATCGATATCAATATGACATTACATCCTCAAACGGGAGATACTATAGTCAAATCAGATATTCTAGCTATCAAGAGATCAGTAAGAAATTTAATATCTACAAACCTATATGAAAGACCGTTCAAACCAAGTTTGGGACTAAATCTTAGAGGTATGTTGTTTGAATTAACAACACAAGATAATATTGTGTTGAAAGATAACATTAGAGCTCTAATCAGTAGTTTTGAACCAAGAGCCAAAATAACAGAGATACTAGTATCAGATGTTGGTAACGATCTTAATGTAACAATGATGTTCACTATTCATAATGATCCGAGTCCACAAGAATTAGATTTAGTATTACAGAGAGTAAGATAAGATGACAACAGAGAAACCAATATCGTTAAATGATAAAAGTCAATTAACCATAGACGTTAAAAGTTTGATAGGTGTGATTACTATGATCTTAGCTTTAGCGGCTATATACTTTACACTAACAGGTCAAATAGCACAATTACAATTAGACACAATCCGAATGCAGGATACTGTAGAAGTAAATGAAGAATTTAGAATCAAATGGCCAAGAGGTGAACTAGGGGCTTTACCTGATGACGCTGTTCAAGATTTAAACATAGAATATTTACAAAAAGAATTAGCTAAAATACAAGAAGAATTTGATGATCATATTGATAATCAT